CAATTTCTTCACTTATGCTCCTGTTGTTGGTGCTTTGACTAATGTATCGCATATAGAAGGATGATGCAGTAATGGCCGACTGGGATGCAGTACTCAAATATCTTGAACCGAAGGCTCCTTTGTACTGTCCCGAGAGCCCCTCCCTGACGCAACGGGTTTTCCTGCGGACATACGCGCTTGAGGCTTTATTTGGGGGCAGTGCAGGCGGAGGTAAGAGTTCAGCCCTTTTAATGGCCGCACTTCAGTATGTGGATGTACCTAATTATTCAGCGATTATTTTCCGTCGCACCTACGCTGACCTGGCACTACCTGGGGCAATCATGGACCGCTTCACCTCCTGGATTGCCAATTATGACGATGTCCGGTGGAACTCCAATAACTACACGGCTATTTTCCCTTCAGGGGCGAGAATCTCTTTCGGTTACCTAAATAATCAGCAGGACTACCTCCGATACAAGGGAGCGGAATTCCAATTCATCGGCATGGATGAGGTAACTGAAATTCGTGAATCTGATTACAGATATCTTTTCTCTCGTTTGCGTCGTCCCGCAAAAGGCGCTTTGGCACAAGTGCCCCTGAGAATGAGGGCAGCGTCAAACCCAGCCCCAAACTGGGTGAGGCAGAGATTTATCGTGGAGGGCAACAGTCAGGGCAGAATATTTGTCCCATCTCGGCTGACGGATAACCCTGGCATTGACGCTGACTCCTACCGGCAAGCCCTCCAGGCTCTTGACCCCGTAGAACGGCGTCGGCTGGAAGAAGGCGACTGGTGGTCTACGAGTCTAGGAACATTATTTGAACGAGAAAACTTTGTCATCATTGACCCCCACGAGGTCCCTCAAATCACCTCATCGGCCAGGGCGGTTAGATTCTGGGACTTGGCAGCAACAGAGCCATCGGCCTCCAACCCAAACCCTGACTGGACAGTCGGAACTCTAGCCATGCTAGACCAGGGTATAACTTACATATTGGATGTCCGCAAGGCCAGGGTAAAGGGCGAAAAAGTGGAGCAAATGATTGCTCAGACCGCTTATGAAGATGGTCCGGCGGTCGCAATTCGAATGGAACAAGAGCCCGGTTCCTCCGGAAAAGCCCTGGTAGACCAGTATGCAAGGTATGTGGTTCCTGGTTATGACTTCCTGGGAATTCGGTCCACCGGAGACAAAATCACCCGCGCCAGACCCTTTGCTGCCGCTGTAGCAAACGGAAATGTAAGGATTGTTCGAAATTCTTGGCTTACAGAGTGGCTTGATGAATTTGCCTCATTCCCCGAGGCCTGCGACCACGATGACCAAGTAGACTCTGCCGTAGGGGCATTTACTCATTTGACAGGACTAGGGTTGCCTCAGCGCAAGCGAGCAAGTATTATCATCTGAACAACTACCTGCTAGGAGAAAAATGAGCACTACAAACAGCAAAATTTCCGCCAAGAATGTCATTGCCGACTTCCAGAAGCAGATTCTTGACCTTGATTCATTTCTGACTGAAATGTCCTCAAACCCAGAATGGGGTCTTGAGGACGTTTCGGAAACCTACTTCCAGATTTCTTCAATGAAGAATCAAATGTCAGTTCTAGTTAAGCAAATGGAAAATCTGCTTATCTCAAAAATGTCTGATGTTGAAGCAGTATCGGTTTCCAGTGGGGACATGATTATCAAGGAATGGTCAAAGACTCGAAAGGCCTGGCAACACAAAGAGTTGGCTCATGCTGTTGCCGAGCGCATTCAGAACCTCGCAATTGACATGGACACTGGCGAGCGGACAATGGACACTGGCCAAATGATTGAAGCATTGCTGGATTATGTCCAACCTTCCTATTGGCGAGTCACGGCGCTGTCCAATATTGGACTCAACGCTGATTCCTACTGCCAAGCAGGCGATTCGGAACCCAAAATCAAGATTGAGAAGGCAAAATGACAACTGAAAATATCTACGACCGTCTTTCGGAGCCATTCCCCCAGGAGATGGAGCGAACCGTCAACAAGAGTGGGACTCAACTCACTTATCTGCCAGTTTCAGAAATTATCAACCGAATGAATCGAATCTTCGGCCCCACCGGCTGGTCCCACGAGGTTTTGTCGTGCGGACGCGACACTACGGACCCGGAGTGGGTCATCGCTCATGTGCGTGTCCGCACCGCAAATGGTGGTTCGCATGATGGATTTGGTGGAGGTCAAATCAAGCGCAAGAAAAGCGGTGACATTGTTGACCTTGGGGACGAATTCAAGGGTGCTGTTTCAGACGCCCTGAAAAAGGCCTGCCAGCACTTTGGCGTAGGTCTTTACTTGGCGCGAGATGTTGAAGCAATTGAAATTGACGAGGCAATGCACGCGCCTGCCCCTGAGCCTACGCCCCTGGACGAAAAGTACGACCGCTTCATGGAAATCCGAGCGATGCTTACCGACGAGCAAGTCAAAGACCTGAAGGAATATTGGAATACATACAGTGGCGGTCGTCCGGTCCCTAAGCGTTCCGAGTTCACCGAAAAAGAATTGGAACTACTCACAGTTGAGGCACTTCGGCTCAACCTCGGTGGGACGACCATTTCTGTTGTTGACAAGGCAGACGAAGAGTGAGTCTTCAGCCCCCAGCCCATCTTTCCCCTTCCTCCATCAGTACATTTCAGCAATGCCCGCTCAAGTTTAAGTACAGCAAAATTGACGGACTGGTTGAGCCACCCACGGTGCACACACTTCTCGGCAACTTCGTCCACGATATTTTAGAAGAGTTGTACCTTAAACCATCTAGTGAGAGAAACCAGGATACTGCTCGCGCAATAGCCCGAGACAGGTGGTTCTCGGATTACGAGGTTCAGGCAAAGGCCATGAACCTCAACAATCGCGACTTTCGATGGAAGGCCTGGTGGTGCGTAGAAAACCTTTGGCAGATTGAAGAGCCAACGCAAGAGGAGTTCGCTGGCGTTGAGACTCAGGTTTACGGTGAAACCAATGGCGTTCGTATTAAAGGCTTCATTGATAGATATAAGAAAAACCTAGACGGAACACTAGAGATTTCAGACTACAAGACTGGGAAAATACCGTCCCCTCGCTTTGCTGAAGATAAGTTCACTCAGTTGTATATCTATGCCCTAATGCTTAGAGAGTTAGACATGGGGACTGCATCAAAAGTGTCCCTGGTCTACCTGGCGGGCCCTGAGGTACTCACGAGAGAAGTAACAAAAGAAGCCCTAGACAAGACTGTCAAACTTCTGGTTACCACCAAAAATGATGTTGACGCTTTTTGCGAACAAGGGGATTTCCCCGCAAAGCCAAGTGGCCTGTGCAACTGGTGTCACTTTAAAAAAATGTGTCCTGCATGGACTAACAAAAGAGGCTGATAGGTAAAAAATGAATGACGATATTTTTGCGCGTTTGGTCGCAGAGGAAGTAAAGAACAAGGTCTCTAAATCACAGCGACTTGTTTTAATGGAGAAGCAGAATTGGGATAGGTGGAAGCGGGCGCTAATCGCCCTCATAGGAACACTGCAGACCCAACTTGACAACCTCGCAGATGATGAGGAATCAGATAGGGAGCGTTACGCTGAACTTGGCGTTGATGGCCAAAGACTACTTGCTATGGCAATTGCGGATTACAACATGAGGCGCTCAAAGATTGAGAGATTCAAGTTCCATGTTGAGCGGCGTCTTGATGAAGTTGAGCAGATGATTTCAACTGGTCAACCACCCGACAATGACCCACTAAAAAATGCAACCTTATATGAAAATGCAATCAAAAAGCATAGAGAACTTATTGAAACATATGACATTGAGCCCACCCCCATTGACCTTGCTCTATGGGATTCGCTTGACGGTGAGTGGACATTCAACAAGGTAAAGCCCGAAGATATTTTGTCTGAATGACATGAAAAGGGGCAAACCTCTCAAGCGTACGCCACTGGCAAAACGCTCAAAAAAAATGGCTGATATTTACAAAGAGCGTGTGCCCCTTGTGAAACGGCTCCTAAAAGAGCGTCCTTGGTGTGAAGCATGCCCTGTATTTGCCGAGTTTGACAATTCGGCAATTTACGTCAGACGACCTAGCGTTGACATCCACGAACTGAAACGCCGAAGTCAGGGAGGTTCAATTTTGGATGAAAAAAATCTGATGGCGGTGTGTCGTGAGTGCCACAGGAGAATCGGCAATTATCCGCAGTTGGCATTTGACTTGGGGCTTTCAATCCATGGATGGGATGGTGTAAATGACAATTAAAATTGGATATACCGTTGACGCCCAGAATCACATAGCCCCAGCGCTTGCTCACGAGCCAACATTTCATCCAAAGCGTGTTGCTCGATTGGGTTTGCCCAAAACAAATATGTGCCCAGCAATTACAGACTATGATATGTCGGCATTCAATGTTTTCGTACCCTACGAACTTCATTTTGAAGTAAAAAAACAAAATTCAGGAACAATTGAAATCCATATAAACGAGAAAAAAACTACACTGGGGCCCATTTTCCTAAATGATTGTTTCAATACAACATTCGTCAGCGAAGGTATTTTACAAATAAATATCCAACCATTTTGGATATTTATCTCCGATGAGCCAAATGTAACTTTGATGCAGATATCCGCCTATGAGCAAACAAATCCAGAACCAATAAGAGGACAGTTTGATTGCTTTCAGTGGTTTAGGCCATTATCGTACGCATTTGAATTCAATTACGGTGAAGAAATTCAAATAACCCGGCAATCTCCTATTTATCAGGTTAAGTTTTTTCACCCTGCAGAATCAAAATTTTCATTGTCAGAATGTGTTCTGACGCCCCAGATAGAGGAACATGTTAAAGGGTCTTTGTTGCAGAACTTTAATCACCTAACCAAGTGGAAAAAGGTTTTTGATTTTGCGGGCAAGCGTCGCCCTAAGTCTGTCTTGAGATTTAAGGAAAATGCATGGGAAATTTGATGAGGCCAATAGTAGGCATTGACCCGTCCTTGACGAGCACGGGTTATTCGGGGGCTGGTCAAAATGGGGCATTTTCATCAAAGTTTACAGGCGTAGAAAGGCTTAATGACCTTTCTGAACAACTAGCCACATTTCTTTTAACAGTGCCAACTAGCCCAGTTGTTGTTATTGAGGGCTATTCGTTCGCCAGCAGAAACTCGCAGGCTCATTCAACTGGTGAGTTGGGTGGCGTTTTTCGTCTCACGATGTTCCGAATGGGAATTGACTTCATTGAGGTTCCGCCAACATGTCGGGCAAAGTTTGCTACAGGAAAAGGAAATTCATCAAAAAGTGAAGTTATTTCTGCATTGTCGGCAAGAACGGGAATTGTTTGGACGGGCAAAGGCGCAGATGACATGGCTGATGCCTACATTCTTGAAGAAATGGGGCTTGCGGTTCAGGGCAGACCAAGGCATGATTGGCCAAAGTCCCATTTAGAGGCTTTAGAAAAAGTTGACTGGTCAGTAATTACGCAAAGTACTAAGGAGTTCGGGAATGGCTAGAACTAGACCTATTAGTCAGGTTGAAATTGAGGAGGAAATTATGCGCCTCACCGAACTACTTGAAAATGAGACCGAAGCATTTGAGCAACTTGCGATGGATTCGGCAATCAAAGAGTCAAACTACAAGTCATCGTGGTCTAAGGAATACCTCGGCGCAAAAGGCTCCATTAAGGAGCGCGAGGCTTGGGCAGATTACAAACTTGAGGACTTGGCAATGCAATACAAAATCAGCGAGGCTCTTGTAAAGAGTAAGCGAGAAAAACTTCACTCGCTTCGAACAAATATTGATGCCCTGCGGACCCTAGCCGCAAATGTGAGAGCACAGGTAATGCCATGAAACACAACGCCGACGAATCACTTACAAGTCTTTTGGTTGACATTACAACACTTGTACCACTTGAAAATAATCCCAGAAAAGGAAATATTGACGCAATCGTTTCCTCGTACCGAGAGTTTGGGCAGTTAAAGCCCATTGTTGTGCGCCCAAATGCAGATGGAACGGCAACTGTCATTGCTGGCAATCACCAATTTCAGGCAGCCAAGCGTCTTGGGTGGACTCATATCGCAGCAGTTCAATACGAAGCAGATGATGCCCGGGCAATTGCGTTTGCTTTGGCCGACAATCGCACTAATGAACTCGGGTATACAGATGCTTTAGCCCTAAACACCTCTATTCAGGAAATTTCATCTGATTACAGTGAATTATTAGAGGAACTTGGTTGGGATATGTTTGAAATGGCTGCAATTAGCGAGCAGGCCTATCGAGTTGAACGGGCCAGTGAGAGCGAACAGGGATATGTTCCTCCAGTAATTGTTAACCCATTTGATAACGCATCTAAAATTGCTGTTGAAGAAACCGAGGATGGCTCTCGCTTAGTCCCCGCGTCAGAGGTTGATAGTCGTAAGTTGGCTTCAACCGGCAGTACTGTTATTGGCGCGTCGGGTATTAAAAATGCCATTGTTCAGTACAGCCTTGTTTTTGACGATGTGGAACAGCAATCAAAGTGGTATTCATTTATTCGATGGTTAAAGTCCGACCCAAGTATTGATGGCGATACCACCGCTGAGCGCCTTATCAATTTTATTGACGCACATGCTGATTACTAATGGCAGAGCACGGAACTCACGCTAGATATTCAAAAGGGTGCAGGTGCGATGAATGTCGCATCGGGCACAGAATCTACGAGCGCAATGCCGCTAGACGACGCCGACGAGTGAAGTACGGTATTGAGCAAGAGGTAGTCAAATTTGTTGATGCTACAGAAGTGAGACAACACATCAATTTTCTAGCATCTAAGGGAATTGGTCTTGGCGCAATAGCCACTCAGGTTGGCTCGTACCGTTCAAATATCCAGCGGATTAGAAGCGGTCGCGTTCAAAAGGTGTCAGTAGGATTGGCAAATAAGATTCTTGCAGTCCCAGCAATTCCCAGGCTTCCAATGGCATTTACGACTAGTGAGCCGATTATTGAACTGCTAGCCAAACTGGAGAAAAAGGGAGTAAGCAGTAAAGAAGTTGGAAAAATAATGGGTTGTCGTCATAACAATCTTCAGATTAAAAGCCACATGAGAGTCTGGCGCTATAACAAAGTTGAAAAAGTCTGCAAAGAAATACTGAGGAAACTCCCATGACAAGACAACGAATGTTTCTAGACATTAACTGTGTTGATGCGGCGCGAGAGCGGATGCGTCACGTTTATGACACCTTTGACACTGTTTGTGTTCAGTTCTCCGGAGGAAAAGACAGCACGGCTGTTCTTTACCTGGCAAAAGAAATTCACGAGGAGCGAGGGCTTGGTCCGGTAAAGGTCATTTTCAGGGATGAAGAAATGGTCTCACCAATGGTGCTGAAGTACATTGAGGAGGTCAGAGACTACGACTGGGTTGACATGGAGTGGTATTGCCTCCCAATGGGCCAGGAAGTCTGGGTTCTTGGTCGCCGTGAGTTCTGTCTTCTATGGTCAGTAAAACGAGAAAAGCAAGGCCGCCTGTACCGCCCAATGCCCGAATGGGCAATAACCGCTGAACATTTTGGATTGACTCGTGAACAGATTTTGCCAGAGTCCATTGACTATTACACCATGCAGGGCAAAAAGGGGCGTGTTGCGTTTTTAACCGGAGTCAGAGCCAATGAATCAATGATTCGCTATCGAGCATGCGTCCAAAAATTGCATGAGAACTACATAAATGTACCTTTCAAGATGAAAAAGTCAATACCACTGCGTTTTGCAAAGGTCATCTATGACTGGACTACAAATGATGTCCTGAAGTTCATTTCAGAGGAGCATGGCGCTAATTACTGCGAATACTACGACCACGCTGCTGTTGCGGGCGCAAACACGCGAGTGGGGATTCCCCTGCATTCGGTAGCAATTCGGCGAATTAAGGATGTTGTAAATACCGAGCCTGAGTTTTTTGACCGACTAGTTGAATGCTTCCCCCATATTGATGCTCAGCGCAGGCTTTGGTCCGAGTTTGATATTGAACTATTAATTGAACTTTATTCATCGCAGGGATGGAAGGGCGTTGAGTATTGCATCAACGAAAATATTCTAACTCCAGGCTTGAAACAAAGGGCGATGTCTTTTGCCTCTGAGTTTCGAAAAAAGCATAAGTTGGACCCTTATGGGTATCCCATTAGTTGGCTGATTAGGAATCTTTTACTCAATGAATTCAATATCAGTTCAGCGACACCAGTTGGACCAAAAACCAAAGCCCACTCAATGCGTCTGGCAGAGGCTCAAGAAATGGCTGAACTTGACGCACTTGACTACCAGGATGACAGTAGGTAAATCATGAGACTCATCAAGAACAAAAGCAATCCACTATTTGAGGGGGCGCGGCCAGTTGGATGGGTTGAGCCATCGCAACTCACAATTGCTCCCTGGCGTACTACCTACATCATCAAGACCGACCTAGAAGTTCTACTTCGTTCCATGGAGGACTATGGGTGGCTTCAGCCTCTAGTAGTTCAAGCATCAACAGGAATTATTATTGACGGCAACTATCGGTTTGAAATTGCGTCTCATCTTCAAAAACTAAATAAATCAACCAACGGACAAATTCCAGTTATTTTGGTTGACTGCGACGAAATTGACGCTATGGTCATGCATTCTCGGCTCAATAGAGGCCGTGGAAATGTACTAGCCAAGCGCTTGTCTAGAATTGTGCAAAATGTCCTTAGGTCTAAAAAGTACGGCGAGCCAGATATCAAACGCATGCTTGCGATGCACAGTGACGAGATGGACATGATGGTTGATGGAACGCTCCTGAAAGATAAAAAAATATCGGAACACAAGTACTCAAATGCGTGGGTTCCGATTGAGGCCCCCGCGTCGGCTAAAGAGCAATCAATTATTATTGAAAGACCACCCAATGCTGACGGCTAAGTCAATGTGGTAATCTTTTTTTAAGAGTTGGAGGACAATATGCCGATTCCTGGTGGAATTCCCGACATTGAGCCAGATGAGCGAGAGGGTCGTCGCCCTGCGTGGTGGCGACGAGCCTTGGCATTCGTTCTGCGAGGTATGAATCGACGGCTTGGGGGCGCAGGAAACCCGGAAGGGGCTGGACGAGACCTTCTCCCTGACCGCCTTCGTCGTGGCCGTCTAGCGTAAAAATCTGCTAAGGTGCGCCTAGGAATGCTGGCGCAAAGGGTGCTATGAAACAACGTATTAAAATTGGTTTTGCGTCCACGGACTGGTCTAGGTCAATGCATGACAGCGCTGGCCATCCAGTTCCAGGTGGGGCAAATTGGGTTCGCATTCAGCAAAACCGAAAGTTCCTCAAATATCAATCCGTAACGGGCTTGCTTATTCACAGCCCGGTTAAAGGATTCGGAATTGCGTCCTGGGACCAAAAGCCACACTACGATTGTGACATTATTGTCCTTCAGCGTCTCATGTTTGCGAAATTGGTTGACAAACTAGATGACCGCAAAAAGTTTGGCCAGGTACTCATCAATGATGTGGATGACTGGTACTGGGGTCTTCACAAAGAGAATCACGCCTACAAACTGACTCACCCTGATTACAATAAAGAGGAAAATATTGACCTCTACCGTCAAATTATTGAGCAGTGTGATGGGGTTGTCGTCAGTACGCCTTTCCTGAAGGAAAGGTTTGAGAAAGACTTTGACTGCGAGCGTGTCCACATGGTTGAAAACTGCGTAACCATGAGTGATTTTCGTGTTCGTCATCACCGCCAGCGCAAAGCAAAAGTTGGCTGGGTGGGGTCAACATCCCACCGTTCTGGCGACCTTGACCTGCTCAAGGGTGTCTTGGATGCTGGGCCCTGGAAGATTCATCACTCCGGACATGTTCAAGGTGCAACGCCTTTCTCGGAAAAAGTGGGCCTTCCCCCCAATATGGTAAGCACCAGCCCAATGCACCATCCGTTGAACTACGCACGCCTGTCATTTGAATTTGATATCGGACTGGCTCCAATTGTGGATATTCCCTTCAACAGGGCAAAGTCTTGGATTAAGGCCATTGAGTACACCGCAGCGGGAATCCCTGTAATCATGTCGGATGTCGCCGAATATCGAAGACTTCATGACGAGTACGGAATTGGTCGGCTGGCATCATCAAAAGATGACTGGATTAATCATCTTTTGGAACTGAAGGATTATCCACTCCGAGTTAAAGAAGCCAAAGAAAATCGGGAAAAGTTGAGGCCCCTTGATGTCAGAACGATGGCATCAAACTGGGACAAGGTACTTGATTCATACCTGTAGGCGTAACGCTAAATAGTAAACTGTCGGGGTAGAAAGGTGTTGAAATGCTTGCTTCTATCACCGAACTTGAACGATACATGGACATCAGGTTCAGCAATCGACAGAATCATGCGGCCGAATACGTTCTGGAGGGCCTCCAGAGCGAACTGGAGTCATATTTGCGTCGTCCAGTAGAAATTGCCACATTCACCGAGAACTACCGGGTTGAGTCGACAAATGTTGGAATCCCAACCTCATCCTTTTTTTACGACACAACTATCGGTACTGATGAAAAGCCCCAGACATTCCTTCAGCCCCCCTACACGGTCTATGTAAGGAATTCTCCAATAGTTAGCGTGACCAGCGTGAAGGTGACTGCACCAACGCCAGGAAGCACTCAAGAAACGCTGGAAGATGGGCGTGACTATGTTGTGCGCCGGTACGGAATTGACGTTTATCGGACTTTTGCTAATGACGATATTGAAGTTGTTTACACTGCAGGTTTGGATGGCCCGGAAATCAAGCATTTTCGCCTGATGATTCTTCGGGCAGCATCCCGAGAAATGCAAAATATGCATGATGATGTGGTCGGCATCAAGGACCTGGAGACTCGCAATGTTGGCCCCCTGACTACTGGCTTCACGCCAGAGGAACTAGCCAGCGTGCGGCGTTGGCGCCGGGTGCGAGTGGCATGAGAGTTCGAGTTAGTATTGAATGTGATGCCGAGAAAGCCATGCAACGGCTTGAAAACATGGCTTTGCGTTCTCGTCAGTTCAGGCCTCTTTTTTGGTACGCACGCGCCGAACTAGCCAAAGCCAACGCTAGCAACTTCACCACTGGGGGCTTGCCAACAGGACGAAAGTGGGAACCAAGAACCCGTCCATATGCCTGGCCCCTTATGCGAAGGACTGGCACTTTGATGGGAAGTTTGACAAGCCTATTTGGTCCTCCAAATGACATTGATGACATGCATGCTGAATTTGGTACGGACGTGGAGTACGCAAAGTTCCATCAATATGGAACGACCAAAATGCCTGCTAGAAAGATTGTTTTTGAGCCTCGTGGCTTTGCTCGTGACTTGGCCAACAAAGCCGCCGCCTATGTAGCGAATGGAGTGGCACCATGATTATGCAGGGTGCGCATAACGCTAAATATTTTGTAAATAGTTACCTGGAAAGCGACCTTCCAAATAGACTTGTTGCATATCGGAACCAGTGGAACCTTGATGACGAAGAACTTCCTGAGCCACTGAAGTACCTCATTCACGAACCCATTGCTATTGACCACTGGCCAACTCTGATTACGGCCGCTATCTCCATGAACGGCCTGGAACGTACGGACTATTCATTCGGATTCCGCCCAAACTTTAACGTTCAATACGCAATGCGCACTTATATCTGGGTCAAGGACGATAATGCTGAACTCTGTACATTGAAGCGAGACAGACTAGTTACCGTGCTCCGTTCGGCTTTTCTTGATGCACCAGGACTGGATAGATGTGCTGGAGAGAACAATCTTGAAGTGATGATTGACGAGTCAACTATTCGAGAAGAATATTCAGACTTGACTCTCATTAAGGGCGAGCGAATGATGGCGGGAGCCTATATTGCATATACCTTGACACTCAATGAAGTCACCGGAGTGCCAACATTGAGTGATACTTCGATGTATGACGTAGAAGCCTACAATATAGGCGCCCAAGAAGATTTTGAAGACCTCTGAGTTGTTCCACTACACATTGGCTGAATCAGTCACAATAGGTGTGAGGTCTGTAAGCGATTTCAATAAAGAAGCACGCCGATTAGGTATACTTCTCTAGGTCTTGAACCAAAACCAAACGCTTTGAAGCGGAGGAAGGCAAATGCCCGGAATTGTCGTAAATACATCAGTCCGTACGGGACCTGCAACAACGAACACTTCGCCCGTGGCGTCTTGGTTTGTGGTTGGCCAAACCCAGCGCGGTCCAGCGGCTACACCAAAGTTGGTGACAAGCATCGCTGACTACGAAACCATCTTTGGCGAATACGCCTCTTACGGTTCCGTTTACCAGCAAGTTCAGACCTTCTTTGAGGAAGGTGGTGCTGAGGTTTATGTCTCTCGCGTCGTTGGGGCAAGTGCAACTGCTGGAACTCTTGCTATTCCCAATACCACTGCTGGCACCGCTCTCACCCTTACGGCCGCTGGCCCTGGTGACTGGTCGTCAAACCTTGAAGTCACCCTGACGTCTCTCGGAACTGGCAAGGCACTTCGTGCATACCTGAATGACGACCTTGTTTACAACAGTGGCGAGGTTGCAACTGCCCAGGCGCTAGTCAACAAGATTACGGCTTCGTCGGTAGCAACCAAGTACTTTACGGCTTCCATTGGTTCGGGAACATTTGCTGATGTTTCAAGCCGAACCGCTTTTTCCGCTGGCGACGATGACCGTTCGTCAATCGTGGACCAGGACTGGCTGGACGCCCTAGATGCGTTTGGTTCAGAACTTGGCGCCGGAGCAGTTTCTTTGCCAGGCTTTGTTACCTCAGGCAATGCAGAGTCAATCCACTCAAGCGTCTTGGAGCACTGCTACACGAACCATCGCATGGCCATTCTCTCTACGCCAGAGGACTTTACATCAACTCAGGCTGGCGACCACGCTGAGGCTCTGAGTGCTTATGATTACGCTGAATACGGTGGCCTCTTCTACCCATGGGTAACTATGAGCCTAGACGATGGCACCGCCCTCACTATTTCGCCTGAGGGATATGTGGCAGCAAAGCGCTCAGTAGCCTTCAATCGAGTAGGCCCCTGGTCCGCTTACGCTGGTCTGGTTTCCCAGTCAAACTTCATCACCGGAATGTCTGTATCAATCTCCAAGACAACTGGTGACACGCTTGACGAACAGCGCTGTAACGCACTTCGCATCATCAACGGAGCCGTTCGTGTGTACGGTTTTCGCTCGCTTTCAGGCGACGAGGACAACTACCGCTTCCTCAACTCCCGCGAAATGCTCAACTTTGTGGTGGTTCAGGCTGAAGAGCAACTGGAAGACCTGGTCTTCTCGCCAATTGACGGACGGAACGCCCTCTTCACTCAGGTTGAAGGTCGCTTGATTGGTCTGCTTGAGCCAATTCGCATTGCAGGAGGCCTATACGAAGCCTTTGACGCAACCGGTAAGCGAATTGACTACGGATACTCGGTTGTTGTGAATGACGCAATCAACCCAGTTTCGCAGTTGGCTGGCGGTTTGGTTCGAGCGCGAGTTGGAATTCGAGTTTCCAGCATCGGCGACCAAATCCAGGTCGATGTCACAAAGTCCAACCTCACCGCATCTGTGGTCTGATAAGGAGTAAGCAATGTCAAAACTTGCACAGAGGCAGATTGTCGCTTCAATCACACCCTCGCCAAATGGCAACATTGAGGCACCTCCCCAAATGGTGAAGGATGGCTCATATGCGTACTTCGCTCAGGTTACTGGTGGAGAAATCACGGCGTCAGTGGAAAAGATTTACATTGGTGGCAAGCAGTTCCCGGAGGTTCTGTGCGCTCCCGCCGAAATCGGAGACATCACACTGACTCGTCATTACTCAAAGGAGTTGGACGCTCCGTTCTTGGCTACTCTTCGCCAAATGGTCGGACGTGCCTATTACAACATCCAGGTTGACGAGTTGAACTGCAATGTTGCCGTTCCGGAGAAGCAGCGTGTTTATGCTCAGGCTCTTCTGGTCGGCCTGACCGAACCAGAAGGTGATGCGGCTTCGGGCGCCCCTTCGACTTACTCGCTGACATTCAGCATCCAGTCGGTCGTCTGATTCAACAAAAACTTAACATCATTTGAGAGAGGGGTACCACTAGGTGCCCCTTTTCTCATGCTAGGGTCTCCGCCATGAGCGATGAAATCTTTGAAACCATCTCCGAAACACCTGCTAAGAAGGTTGTTTCTGACAAGGTAAAGGCCCCAACCGTCCTTGACCAACTCAAGGAAGTTCTTTCCAAGAAGGTTGAGCGAGAGGCTGTTTTTATTGAGGTTCCCGAGCGCCCAGGCGTGACCATCCGGGTTTCCCCGAATATCACTCAGCATCAGTTGCGGGCGTGGCGAAAGAACGCTGGAGAGGACACCAAGAACGGCATGGACGCCACCAAGTTCGCTTGTGCGGTGGTGGGCCAAACCTGTACTGGTATTTTCATCAACGGCGAGCAGGTGGTCAATGAGGACGGAATTGGGCTTACCTTTGCGTCTGATGCCATCCTTCAGATGACTGAAACAACCCGGCCAATTCCCGACTGTGTTCGCGCATTCTTTGGCATTGACCCTCACGTAGAAAGCGCCGCCTTGGCTGTGTTGGAGGCTGCGGGGTATTCAGACACCGTTGAAACGGTGGACCCTACGAAGAACTCCTAAGCGAACTCGTTACTGACGGTCGAATTCAATCGGCCGCTCGTTTAGGAGAACTATGGGGTACTGACCCTATTCAATTACTTGACTGTTCTGAAGAGGAATGGTTGATTAGATACGCCTGTGCTAAAGTTATTGAGGCTGACCGCGCTGAACAAGAGCGTAAAATGAAACAGCAGCAAAAATAACGGCGGTTGCCCGCGTAGTCACAAAAGGCTTGACAAATGGCTATAGGCGATGAAAAAGTCACTATACGCATTGATGTCAAAGCCGACACGGCGGCCATTGACCGTGTACGTCAAAAATTACGGCAACTTTGCCGTGAGGCAGACGAGTGTGCCGATACATTTGACAGGTACTCAGCCTCCGTTAACGATGCTGGTGAAGCGCATACAGACCTAGACAAGCGCTCATCTAGTACAACACAGCAGTTGCGTCGGATGGGCAAAGAAGCAAATGGCCTCGCCCGAATTCTAAAAACCGCATACAAGTTTGCTTTTATCGCAGCCGGGATTGAAACAGCGGCTCTTGCTCTCGCCCTGTCCTCTGTTAACGGCCTTCTGGCGACTGGCCGTTTTTTGGTCAAGTCTTACCATGTCGCCATGTCGGCTCTTGCTAAAGCAGCGGCAGCCGCTGGAGTAGCCCTTGCGACCGTCGCCGCGGCTCAGCGTCAATTTGTAGCCGCTCAGTCAACTGGCCGATATGGAGGCAACTATGCCTTAGCCAGTCGTGGTTTAAGGACCATGACTGCTGATGCAAATCTGGCTTCCCTTGGAATGAAGACACTGAGCGGCGCATTTCAAGCGGCGTCTCGCAATGCCCGGGTTACGGGGGCGACAACTGGAGCGATGGCCGGGCTTATGGACTTTGCTGTTGCGTCGGGCGATATTGAAAAAGGCGCTCAGGCGGTCGCAACCCTAGTGTCATTGGTTCAAAAGGGCGGCGCCGGTCAGGCTGGTGTTCTTGAGGCAGCCAAACAACTTGGGCCAGAGTTTGAAAAGGCATTCAAAGAGGCAACGAGGGGCGGAAAAGCAACTTCGGCTGAACTGATGAAGTTATTCTCCTCCGGAGAACTTGCCCAAAGGGCCGGACTCGCAGGTGGTTTTGCCGCAACTCGTGGAAGCCTCGTTGGCCAGTTGAAAGCGTTCATGACAGAAATGCAGGTCATGTTCGGCGACTTGGGCATGCAGTTCATTGAGCCAGTTCAAAAGGCGTTTGAAGAAATTCGACGCATCATGACTCGCACTGTTACCCAGTTGATGCCCGTGCTTGCTCAATTTGCTACTGGTGGAATGCTGGACAAACTAGTTAATGGCATTGACAAGATGTCTCAATTCCTAGTGACCTTAATGCAGGATTATGTGCCCAGGTCGCAAGGCTTCTTCGAATCAATGTCGCGCGCCTGGAAGAAAATGACGGATGGTTTTGAACGCTTTAACCGCTACTTGCAGAGATTTACAGACGCTAGCAAAATTATCAATAGATTCTTCGGGCAAATTTTGGGCGCTATTGGTGGCGGGCTTAAAGAAAATTTTGAGGCTTTTGCCAAGTTGCTCGTAGAAAACAAGAGCGACTTTGAGGAATTCGGCAAAGGTATTGCCGACTTTATTCGCTCTATTTTTAATCTGACTGGTGCCATTCGTGAGTCATTCATGAAGGCTCTTCCGGCTATTACTCAAATCGTGAACGCTGTAGCCCGTCTTGTTGATTTGATTGCATCTCTTGTCACCTCGCTTGGTGCACTTGGCAATCTTGGCTCATTCGCCGGTTTGATGCTACCAATTATGGCCGGTCTGCAGTTTCGTTCTGGTGGGGCAAACCCGGGACGAATGGCCAAGGGATATGGAGCGATGGGTGCCGGAGGAAAGGCTTTGATGTTTGGCGGAGCCTTAGCCTTCGGAGGATTACCCCAAATCCCAGGCATAGGAGGCGCAGCGGGCTCAATGCTGACGGGCGGA